AGACCAAGGATAACGTAGTGAACATTGCTGACTACTTCCGCGAGCTTGCAAACAAGAACGATCTTGGAGATATGTTCAATTACTAAGACTCCTGGGTTGAGTTGGTATTCCTCTCCTTCTATCAACTCCCCAGGCAAACTTCAGAGGAGCAACACAATGGCACTATGCCCTTTCGCAGTGCATGAGTTGCTGCCAGAAAACAGCACACAGAACCGAATCGTCCCAACCACGGTGATTTGTCACCGAGCAGTATCGTCTGCCAAGGACCTGTACGGATATTGGAATAGTCCGGGGGTGGCCCTAGAGTCCCACTTCTACATCTCTGAAGATGGCACTATCTATCAGTACATGGACACCACTATCAGAGCCGATGCCAATGTGGATGCCAACGCGTTCGCAGTGTCCATTGAGACATGGGACGGCGGCAATACTCCAGATAGCCAGGGTTGGAATGCAATTCAGGTCCTGAGGCTCAAGCAGCTCATCAAGTGGATCTGTGATACCCATGGGATCAAGAAGGGTCCAGCACTCACCTGGAATGGTGGGGGCATTGGTGGACACAACTGGTTTCCTTACCCTTGGGCTGACGGCCCTCGTGGGTGCCCCGGTACCGCAAGGAACGCTCAGCTCCGAAACGACATTATTCCGGCTGTAGCGTCGGGGAACATTGAGGATGACATGAACGAAGAGCAGAACCGCAGTCTAGGCCAGACCGAAGCTTACGCCCGCGAACTGTGGGAAGTCCTAGTCAAGGGTACGTATGTACCAAACCCGGATCAGGCCAAGTTCAACAAGGATATGGCCTTCGTGATGGATACGCTGGCTGACAAGATCGACGAACTAGACGAACGCATCGAGACTGGTGACATCAACTACGATCTGCTAGCCGAAAAGGTTGTAGCACGAATTCTGTCTGGTCTAGATGTAGACTTGGTAAGTCGCGTAGGTTCATAGTGGACAAGTGCTGGTGCAGGATCTGCAATAGATTTCACTCACCTCCCTGCCCAGGCGGATGAAGCCTGCGTGAAGTGTGGCACCATCTGTTGGTGCCAGGCAAATAAGCTTGTGCAGTAAATAAGCATCTGCGCACGGCCTTGGAGCAGAGGCCCGAACAATATTCTGCTTCTCAGTGGACAACGCCAGTAGGTAATAGGCACGGGGCTCATAACCCTGTACATGGCAGGTTCGAATCCTGCTGTCCGCACTCTGTAGTTAGTTTAGTGGTAAAACTCTAGGCTGTGACCCTAGTATCGCTCGGTTCGACTCCGGCACTACAGTCCACGGTGTTTAGCTCAGGTGGAAGAGCGCTGGTGTGAAATACCAGGCGCGGAGGTTCAAGTCCCTCATGCCGCTCTTTGGCCATATTAGCTCAACGGTAGAGCACCTGTTTAGTAATCAGGTGATGAGGGTTCGATTCCTTCATGTGGCTCTGCTTGGCGGTAGCACTAAGAGAAGGAACCGCCACCTTCCTTGTTCGTCCAACTGGCAGGACATCTGACTCTGAATCAGAAAACCGAGGTTCGAATCCTTGACGGGGAGCTATGATTACAGGTGCAGATCATGATGTAAATTGTCAATGTCTAGAGTGCAGGACCGGTAAGATGTAGGTCAAATGCTGACGTAGTTTAGTGGTTTAGAATGCCCGCCTGTCGAGCGGGAAGGCGCGAGTTCGAATCTCGTCGTCAGCGTTCAAGCTTGTGTAGGCCATCTGGAGAGCCGCTTGATTTAGGTTCAAGTGCATGCAGGTTCGACTCCTGTCACAAGTACGAGAGTTGTGGGTGTTACTCTGCAATCTAACCCTCCGTTGTCCGGCGATGCTGAAGACGTACACATGAGGTCTTTGGTATATCGAGTGGCGCGTAAGGGTCTTTGATCCAAAGGATACGATCTCGCCCTACGAAGGCGATCATGGGGGTTCGAGTCCCTCAAGACCCACTTAATCCTGCATAACTCAATGGCAGAGTGTCGGCCTGTTAAGCCGAAAGTTGAAGGTTCGAGTCCTTCTGTAGGAGCGTAAGGGTCCTTAAACGCGGCCTGTCTTAGGGCAGGTGGACCCCGCACTTGCTCACCTAGCTCAATTGGTCAGAGCGCTTCCCTGATGAGGAAGAGGTACTAGGTTCAAAACCTAGGGTGGGTACAAAGGTGCACACTTCCCGGAACGTGTGTACGGTTTGCAGCAGGGGACTACGGTGAGGCCTTATTGCGTGGCATACATTGCTTCCGTAGCTGAGGGGATTAGCTCTGGGCTCTTAACCCTGAGACGTTGGTTCGATTCCAACCGGGAGTACTTACGGAAGCTAGCACGCGATGGTGCGTAAGCGGTCTTGAAAACCGTGCCGGGTGCAAGCCTGAGGGTTCGACTCCTTTAGTTTCCGCTTAAGGAAGATGGAATGGCTGGTGCCATAGTCGGGTTGCTAACCTGATCCGGCGTTGAGTCGCCGTGGGTTCAATTCCTACTTCTTCCGCCAAATCAGTTAGGTCATGGTGACCAACCTCCCTCCAAAGGAGCAGGACAGGGTTCGATTCCTTGAACTGGTGTATGGGTAAACGAGAAGTATGTGATCATAGTATGGGTTCTAGACTAGTCCTAGAAGGGGAATGGCTCGTAGAACGGTGTAAGGGATGCGGAGCAGAGATGGGACGTGAGTATCAAGGATGAAGTATGTAGCATACTGTCCCAGGTGTCAGAGGTACCATGCATACGAAATAGAGTGTCCGTAAGTTAATCTGGGTGTGGCGCAGAGGTAGCGTGCCTGATTTGGATTCAGGAAGTCGGAGGTTCGATCCCTCCCACTCAGACGAGAGGGCCGCTGCAATACCTGCCCTCAAGCCCTGTTAGTTCAATGGGAGAACTCCGTCCTTACAAGACGGATACGGCAGTTCGATTCTGTCACGGGGTACATGGCAAAGAGTAACCGATGCAACTGCGATTGTGGTTGCTGGAACACAAGTCCTGATATTGCACCAGGAGACTGGTGCAAAGCATGTGACAATGGCAGACACAATTTTGACCGAAGCATGAACGACCCAGAATACGACGAATAGGAAATAAAATGCCACTACCCGCATCAGTGCCAACCGGAACTGTGTCCGGTACGTGGTACACACCTTCTGGCAATCTTGCCGTTGGTGAGATTATCTTCCTACTGACCCATGAGATCGAGATCCCTGATGATGCAGATGGGGTTGTTATCCCTATTCGACATGAGGTGCAGGTCCCAGCAGGTCAGTTGAATGTGACACTTCCAGCCGGTTTTTATAACACACTTGTACGACTATCTGAGCTGTACTACAAGGCTAAGGTTATTGAGGTAGTTGCAAGTCAGAACCTAAACCTCCCGGATGCTATTGGGGTAGTCCCACCAGAGGAACTCCTTACACCAGTACGTACGGTTAACGGAATCGGACCAGATGCCGCAGGAAACATTGATGTGTCTGGTGGCGGTCCTGGTGCTGTTACGTCTGTGTTTGGGCGTACGGGTGCGGTAGTCGCAGCCAACGGGGATTACACCAAGGCCCAAGTTGGTCTGAGCAACGTGGACAACACATCAGACCTTGCCAAGCCAGTATCCACGGCTACTCAGACTGCTCTGGATGGCAAGGAAAATTCTGGTGCAGCGGCAGCCGCCGTAGCAGCGCACGTGGCGCTGCCTGATCCACACTCGCAGTACGCCCTAGAATCCACACTGGCTGACGTAGCCACGTCTGGGGACTACAACGACCTGATCAACACCCCAAGCGCTCAGACACGAGTTAAGGCGTTCGGAACCACCGGCAAGATCACTAGCACCTTTGGTCCTGGGGACACCTCAGGTACGTGGACTGTATCCCCGGCTCCGTGGCGTGTCACGGTACCAGCTTCCGTAGGCGACATTCTTTGTCTTGACCCTAGTGTTATTGCACTTGTTGGCGCGGACGCCGAAATGGATGTGTGTTCCTTGAACGGAAATACTCCGCTTAGGTTCTACTCATCAGGTACTGCGGTTCAGGGAGCCAACGGCCATGGTGGTTTGTACATGGGAGACCAGTTCAATCACAAGATGAATCCAGTAAAGTGGGTAGTCACTGCTGATGACATTGTGAGTGGAAACGTAACTCTGGCTTACATGTACCGAGCAGGCAGCGGTATTACCTGGGGATCTGGCGCATACCCCAACGAGATTACCCTTACCAACGAGGGTAGCCCTTAAACGTAAAATCAAAGGAGAGCAGATGAGTACACCAAAGCTGCTCCCTGCTCCCAGTTTCATTGTCGGCCCTACCTGGCAGAGACTAGAAGAGGGCGGATTCTACCTCCCCGAAAAGACTTTGGGTGATGGAATTGTCAACTGGATGTATGAGTACATCATTCAGCCAACCGGCCCACGAGCAGGGGAGCCGTTCCTTGTCACACCAGAGCAGTACAGGTTCTTGTTGTGGTGGTACGCAGTCGACCCACACTCAGGTCGATTCGTGTATCGAAATGGGCTGCTACGCAGGCTCAAGGGATGGGGAAAGGACCCCCTCGCCGCTGCAATGTCACTGGCCGAATTGTGTGGACCAGTCGCTTTCTCTCACTGGGATCGAGACGGAAACCCTGTAGGCAAGTCAAAGCCTGCCGCATGGGTTCAGGTTGCCGCAGTATCCCAGGACCAGACTCGAAACACCTTCACCTTGTTCCCAGCCATGGCATCAAGGAAGATGCGTGAAGAGTTCAAGATGGAAATCCATAAGACCCGAGTAGACGCCTTTGAAGGTGCCTGCTTTATTGAGGCTGTCACCTCATCACCTCTGTCACTCGAAGGAAAGCGTCCTACCTTCGTAATCAAGAACGAGACACAGTGGTGGGTTGAAGCCAACTCCGGATTGATGATGGCAAACGTCATCGCAGGTAATGTTACCAAGGGCGCGTATGGTGTCTGTCGGTCATTGTCGATCTGTAACGCACATCGTCCCGGTGAAGAATCTGATGCTGAACGTGACTGGGATGCCTTCCAGGCTGTACAAGCCGGTGAGGCTGTAGACAACGCCTTCCTTTATGACGCCCTTGAGGCTCCTCCTGACACGCCTGTGGGTGAGATTGCCGATCTGATGGAGGATGAAGTTGCCTATCAGGAGGCTCTAGGCAAGCTTCGTCGTGGACTTCTTATTGCCCGTGGTGACGCTGAATGGTTGGATGTTGACATCATCCTGGAATCCATTCTAGACCTTCGTAATGACGTGACTGAGTCCAGGCGTAAGTTCCTGAACCAGATCAACGCAGCAGAAGACGCATGGATTTCACCCCGTGAGTGGGATAGGGCATATGTTTCTAGTCTAAGGCCGCTGCAAAAGGGTGACCGTATCACTTTGGGCTTCGATGGTTCTAAGTCCCAGGACTGGACCGCATTGGTTGCTTGTCGTGTAGATGACGCCGCTATTTTCCCTGTCAAGGTGTGGGACCCAGAAAAGTATGGCGGTGAAGTTCCCCGAGAAGACGTCAACAACACAGTTGAATGGGCCTTCTCATACTATGACGTTGTGGCCTTCAGGTCTGACGTCCGTGAGTTTGAAGCGTATGTAGACCAGTGGGGTGCGAAGTATGGCAAGCAACTTAAGATTAGGGCCACCCAAAAGCACCCAGTTGGATACGACATGCGTTCCAATATCAAGAACTTCACTCTGGACTGTGAAAGGTTCCAGGATGCGGTGTACGAGCTTGAGGTTTCTCATGCTGGGTCTCCAGTCCTCAAGCGTCATATCAACAACGCCGTAAGGCGTCCAAACAACTTTGGCATCTCTATTAGCAAGGCCACCAAGGACTCTGGTCGGAAGATCGACGCGGCTGTCTGTGCGGTACTCGCTTTCGGTGCTCGACAGGAGTTCATGATGAACAAGAACAATAGGGGCAGGGGGGTGACGATTCTAAGGTAATGGCTACTCAATACGATAAGCTGGTTGATGACCTACTAACCGAACTAAATGGTAAGCAGGGAAGGCTAGAAGAGAACCAGGCTTACTACGATGCCACCTTTCGACTTCGTGCTCTTGGTTTGTCTACCCCTCCCGAGATGCGGTTTCTGACTGCGGCTGTAGGTTGGCCTGCTATGTACATTCAGTCGCTTGAAGAGAGGCTTGACGTAGAAGACTTCCGAATGGGCGATGAGTCCGCAGGAGATGACCGTCTACGGGACTGGTGGCAGGCGAATCTACTAGATGTAGAGTCTGGTCCTGGCCATACTGAAGCACTTGTGCATGGCATTGCGTATGTGACTGTTTCTGCTCCCAATGAAGATCTTGATGAAGACCCAGAAATCCCGGTTATGCGTCTGGAGAGTCCCTTCAACTTCATTGCCAAGCAGGACTACCGCACTCGCAAGGTCAAGAATGCATTGCGTATCTATGAAGACCCTGAGATCCCGAATGAAAAGTACGTGGCCCTGTACCTCCCTAACGAGACGGTATACCTAGGGCAGTCCAAGAATCAGTCATCTCAGTGGTTTGTGGATTACCGAGTTACCCACGACCTTAACCGAGTTCTCGTGTCACCTCTGGTCAACCGTGCCAGGATTCATGAGTGGTGTGGTAGGTCAGAGATTTCCAGGGAACTTAGGTCAGCCACTGATGCTGCTTCTCGAATCATGATGAACCTTCAGTCGGCTGCTGAGTTGATGGCCATTCCACAGCGAATCCTATTTGGTGTTCGTGAGGAAGACTTCCCGGTTGATGTCGATTCCCCTGGTGCGGCTATGGAAGCCTATATGGCACGCATCATGGCATTCGAGAATGAAGGCGGTAAGGCAACACAGTTCAGCTCGGCAGACCTCAGGAACTATGTAGATGCCCTCCAGGAACTTGCGAAGCAGGTTGCCTCATACACAGGGCTTCCACCCCAGTATCTATCGTTCTCCTCCGACAATCCCGCGTCAGCAGAGGCAATCAAGTCCTCTGAGTCCAGGTTGGTCAAGAAGGTTGAACGTAAGTCCAGGCTGTTTGGGCAGTCCTGGGAAGAGGCGATGAGGCTAGGAATGCTGGTAATCGACGGCTCTATTCCTCGTGACGCTTATAAGCTTGAAACCGTATGGCGTGATCCTTCTACTCCTACGTTTGCTGCTAAGTCTGATGGTATCACCAAGCTTCATCAGCAGGGCATCATTCCTACTGAGCAGGCGCGTATCGATCTTGGGTACTCGGATGTTCAGCGTAAGGAAATGGAGAAGATGGACAAGTCTGACCCTGTGTCTCAGTTGAACCAGCTCCTGTTTACTCAGGACACCACTCAGCAGGGACTAGACAACCAGGCAAATGCAGCTAGCCGAGTACAGCAGCGCCCAGCGTAGTATCACGTCAAGGGCCGTACAGTTAATTCTCAATCTTCTGTTTCCCTATCGTGGTCTCCCCCTTACACAGACATCCTGGCGATTCATTGTGAGGGGGATGTTCCCTATCATCGATACCGCCAGGCGCGAATCGGCAATCCTGATGCGTCAGTACTATGACTCACAGCGATTGATTCATGTTGGGGATGATGACTACGAGATTGATTTGCCTTCCTATGAGATCGCATGGCTTGAAGAGTCTATGCAGCCCATCTTCAGGGAAGCACGCATTGTCGAACTCGATGATGGCAAGTTGGTGGAGACTGCCTTCAGGGCAGCCAAGGAAGTAGAGAATGGTGGCCGAAGGACTGCACTCAATGCGGTAAAGGGGGAAACCCGTCGTGTTGGGTTTGCACGAGTGGCCACGGGTCGTGAGACCTGTGCATTCTGTCTGATGCTTGTGTCAAGGGGTCCTGTGTTCAAGTCGGAACTCCAGGCTGGTGCCAAAAAGGAAGGCGCAGCCGAGATTCTGGCTGATCGCAACGACGTGTCTGACGCTGAGCTAGACGAACTTATGACCAGATGGCACCCAGGCTGTGACTGCAAGGTGGTCGCAGTATTCGATGAGAATGACTGGGAAGGCCGAGAAGATTACCTCCGCATGGAACAAATCTGGAAGGACTATACCAAGGGTTTTTCTGGTGCGAGGTTTACCAAGAACGACAAGCTTAACGCATTCCGGCGTGCAATTGAACGTGGGGAAATCAACCCTGCTGAGTTTGCAGCAGCCGCATAACTACCAGTCCAGGTGGCTGGTTCTTAAACAACATCCCAGGAGGATACATGTCTGACGAGAACAAGACTGAGGCTGAGGTTCAGCCAGACCCAAAGAACGACCTGAACGAGCTTCCAGAGTGGGGCCGTAAGGCTATTTCTGAGGCGAACGCGGAGGCTGCAAAGTCTCGTGTAAAGGCTAATCAGGCCGCAGAAGCGGCTAAGGCTGAGGTGACTGCATCGTTTACCGAGCAGATCAAGGCCTTGTCAGACGAAAAGTCTGCCATTGTTGCAGAACGTGATACAGCAGCCACTGACTATACCCGTCTGGTTGCTGCTCTCGAAGCCGGTGTTCCAGGTGATACGGCTGTCGAGTTTGCTGCGCTTCTCAAGGGTTCTACCAAGGAGGAGTACAAGGAGCACGCCAACAAGCTCAAGGGCATGTTTGGCACGGGCAAGGGACAGAAGGCTGTTGACCACACCGCTGGATTCAATGGCAAGTCTGAGTCTACCCCAGAAGATGCTTTCGCAGCACTTTTCAAGTCGAGGCTAACCAACAAGTAAGGAACACCAACTAATGGCTTTTCTCAATGAGCTAGAACCGAATACTACGAACGATCACCAGGGGCGTCTAGCATACGTACCTGATGACCTCCTTCCCAAGACTATTACGTCTGAGATGTTTGCCAAGGCGCAGGAGAATTCCCTTGTCCTTCGTCTGGGCCGTCGAATCCCCGTGTCGTTTGGCGAGACTGTTATCCCGGTCAACGTCAAGCGTCCTGAGGTGGGCCAGGTAGGTACTGGTACTACCAACGCACAGCGTGAAGGTGGCACTAAGCCACTGAGTGGTGTGGCGTGGGACAGCAAGGTTATGCAGCCGATCAAGCTTGCGACCATTGTTACTGTGTCTGAGGAGTTTGCCCGCACCAACCCGCAGGGCTTCTACTCTCAGCTTCAGTCTGACCTTGGTTTCGCTATTGGTCGTGGTATTGACCTCGCCGTATTCCACGGTAAGCAGCCTCTCACCGGTGGCGCTCTTCAGGGTATTTCTGCGGACAATGTTCTGAACAACACCACCAAGATTGTCAACACTGACACTGTTACTACCAACAACCTCTATGACGAGCTTATCGCGGCTTACTCCCTGGTAACTGCGGATGACTTTGACTTTGATGGTTGGGCTGTAGACACTCGTTTCCGTCCTCGCCTGATCCAGGAGGGTGCGGAGCGTGACGTCAACGGTAACCTTGTCAACCCGCTTGGACTATCACTGAACGGCACCGTGGGTAACATCCTCGGCTTCCAGGCTCAGTATGGCAAGGCGGTACGAGGTGACCTTGGTGCGGCTACTGCGACCACCACTCAGATGATTGGTGGAGAATTCCAGCAGCTTGCGTGGGGCTTTGCGGACAACATTCGCTACAAGATCTCTGACCAGGTCACGCTGACTGATGGCACCAACACCATCTCAATGTGGCAGACTAACCAGGTTGCGCTGCTTGTTGAGTGCACCTTCGGTTGGGTGGTCAACGACCTTGACGCGTTTGCCAAGGTAATCAACCCATCTGGTAGCTAATCTGTAGGGCAGGTTCCACCATTAACGTGGATTAAATTAGGACATGGGTACTCAGCCTGCCCTTACTTACACTTTACCCCCTATTATGTGGGGTATTCTGCTAGGGGCCGCCGTGAAGATTGCAGTGTTTCCACACTTCTACATTCCGTACCGCAATGCCGGTTCTGAAACCATGCTGCACGCTATGTGTAAGCGACTTATTGAGGCAGGGCATGAGGTTGTTGTGTGGGCAACCGTCCTTCCCGAAGCACCTCCGTATTACGAATACGAGGGTGTTCCAGTATACGTGACCAATGTGGTGTACGGGAAGCAGATGATTGAGGCATGGAAGCCAGACGTCATCATCTCCCACCATGATAATACCCAGAGAGCCGCAAGGATTTCGCAGAAGTTGGGTATCCCGTTCATCTTCATCATGCACAACGACTTTGTTCCCAACCAGGACCTGTTGACGCTGAAGCCAGGACTGACTGTGTTCAACACTGAGTGGATCAGGTCTAAGTTCGATCATGTCGTCAACAAGTCAATGGTACTTCATCCCCCTGTGTGGGCACATGAACATGCTACTACGCCTGGCGATATGATCACCTTGGTTAACCTGAACGAGAACAAGGGTTGCAGAGTGTTCTACGAAATGGCCCGCCGATTCCCAGAGAAGAAGTTCCTGGGTGTTGTTGGAGGCCATGGAGATCAGATCATCATTGAGGACATTCCCAACGTAACTATCCAGCCCCAAACTGACAACATGAAGGATGATGTGTGGTCGAGAACCAGCATTCTCCTCATGCCTAGTATCTACGAGTCGTATGGTATGGCAGGCGTGGAGGCACTGGCCTCAGGCATCCCGGTTCTAGCACACCCCACACCGGGGCTGAGAGAGTCACAGGGAGCCTTTGGGTTGTTTCTGGATA